CGCGTGATAGCTACGGGTTCTCTGTGACAAACTCTCGCCTTTCGAACGGCGTGGAATTCACACGCTTTGAGCTGAATGTCGAGGATTCTCTTTACGACGACACGTTTGAGTTAGGCGATACGCTAATTATCACTGCTGGTGGTTCAAGAAGAAACGATAGGGGTGGGACAAGCTCAAGCTGGACCCGATTTAAAGTCACACCTGTCCTAGATGATGAAGGTGAGGTCACAGCTTTTTATGGAAGCAGCCGTTTGGGCAGACTGGCTACTCAGTACGACAACTTTAGTCTGACTGTTCGCAACGAAGATATGGAAGTGCTCTATACAGAAGAGATCGGAACGCAAGTTATTGCTTAGTACAGGTGGAAGATCTAATCGAGTCTTACAACACAGCGTTGAAGGGGCAAGAAAATAAAACCATAGACATAGTAAATAGAGCTTTAGATGCTTCGTTTAACCGTCTTCTTCGGCGTACCTACGCTCAGTTACGAAGCGGTCAATTTCAGACTGCAGAGAGAAACGCTCGGGTTCTGGAGCTGATCCCTCCTCTTCGTCCTGATCAGTCGGACGAATACTTAGTACAATTTCGTCGCCTGTTATCTCGCTCAACAACCTTTGGCCTAGATTTAGCTGCACAGCTATCGACATCTGTAAGTCCGTCTCAAGTTGCTGTAACCGTCCCAATAGAAGCAGTGACAGCAGCAGCGAGGCAAGCGAGAGGATACTTAGAAAAACATGGACGTACATTTTCAACTACAGCTGCAGAAGTCTTAGCGCAAGGTATTGCAGAAGGTAGGCCTACAGATTTGATAACTAAGGATCTTAGAAATCGACTTAAGGTCACCAAAAACCGTGCTGAGGTTATTGTAAGAACCGAGTCACTTAGGGCGCACAACGAAGCATCCCGTAATTACTACGCACAGAATGGGATCGAGCTTGTCATGTACTTTGCAACTTCAGATGACCGTACATGCAATGTGTGTACTGCCCAGGCAGGCAACGTCTTTAAACGCAACGCGATCACTGTACCAAGGCATCCTAGATGTCGCTGTTATTTAGCGCCATATTCAGATGATGTATTCGATATTGATCCTGAGTATGACGAGATGAGAAAGAAACATCGTCAAGAGGTTATTAGTTACGCTAGGGGGAAAGGCGTTGACCTCAGCTACGGTCCCGCTTCGTTTGAAACTTTCGGACCTAACCCTACGAGGGAGACCTAATGAGAAAGACGTACAAGGATCGCATGCTTCCTGAAGCCTTCAAGAAACAGATGGAGAAGAAGAAGGCTCAAAAGAAAAAGGAAAAGCGAGAGGATCCAGGTGGCAATATGAAAGCCTACTTCGATACCCCAAAAATGAAGCGGGGTATGAAGCGTGAAGATCCAAAAGGTAATCCTGCTGGTTATTACGACTCCAACAAGAAAAAGAAGGCCGACATGGGACGTAAAGGTCCATACGCCGATGGCATGGGCAAGAAATGCACCTGTGACTCCATTGCAGAAGAGTTCAACGCTGTTCTAGATACAGAGGCACGGGAAGATAAGCCTTGCGGTAACTCCTATATCCCTGAGACTGCTAAGTGTGCGAAGGGTCGTGGTACTGCTAAAGCCTCCACAGAGTCACTGAAAAAACGTGCTCTTGCTCAAGGACAAGCGGTAAATAAAGGACGCAGCAAGAAAAAAGTAAGCACGGGCCGACGCGTACTTGGCGGCTACTTAGGCACTATGTCTGCGCTTGCAGGGGTAACTCAAGCAGCATCAGCCGGGTCAGCCCTCGCCAAAGGTCAGTATGGCAAAGCGTTCTCGTCCGCAGCTCTAGCTGCAGGCAACCTGAGCGCAAGCAACGCTTTTGCCTCTGGCAACATCGGTCGGGGCTTCAAACGCCAGGTACTTGGCAATGCCGCAGGTCTCGGTGCCTCTATCGGAGGTGAAGCCGTAACGGGATACGGACGTGCAAGGAGAAAAGGTGCTCGCCCGCTGAAAGACCTACTAAACACAGCATCTCGTCGGGCACAAGGCGTACGTCGTTATCGGGGTTGATCTCATGTTTGCTTCTGATGTATTTAATGACAGTGTTGATCAATTCAATGCTGTCCGGCTAGATAAACCCTGCGGTAATTCCTACATTCCTGAACAGGCTAAGTGCAGGAAGGGACGTGGGTCTGCACAAAGACCTGAAAGCGGTGAAGGAAAGCCTCAACGTGGTGGCGGTGGTAAACCCCAGTTAAGTGATAAGCAGAAAGCGAAAGCTATTCGCAAGGTCGCTGCAGAGAGATTCAAAAGCGTAAAGAGTGAGAAACTTAGAGCAGCTATTAAGGCTAGTAAAGGGAACAAAAGCGTCGAGGGTCGGACAGCAAGAAAGGCTGCAAAACGCGAATTGTTTAATCGCTCAGCTAAGACAGCCTTACAAAGCGCCTTGTTAGGGGCTCCGGCTGGTGCATATCTTGAATCACGGCGAAATAAGAAGCGAAGTTGATGACCGCATTACGCGCTGATAAGAAGTGCGGTGCTTCCTACATCCCGAACACCGCTAAATGCACCAAAGGCTCTGGCGTTGGTACTGCTGTTAAAGCAGTCGCTGTCGCTGGGGCTGTTGCTGGTGGCGCGGCTGCTCTGAAAAGCAGGGTCAAGCGAGGACCACGCACGGTCACAAAGATCAAGATGCAGCCCACAGTCGGTTTGCAAGTCTCCAGAGCAACAACTGCAGGCCTACGTCGCCATAAGGCAGCGGTTACTAAGGGACAGCGCCGACATAAAGCGGCGGTTAAATCTGCCTTTACCAAAGGAAATCGTCGTCATAAGGCAGCAATCCTTAAAGCCAGACGTAAGTACGAACCCGATTTCATGAAGAAGAGAAGCAAGCGCCCGGTCGATAAGTTCCGGCTGGGCTCTTTTTACAAATCTGAGAACCCTCGCACTAAGAGTGTTCGAGATCGTGTCGCCAAGATTATGGACAGCTACAAGAAACGCTCATATTGATGTACAGGCCTGTCATCACCTTCGGAGTGACATGGATGATCGGCATCCTGATCCTGACCATTTACCTGACTCAAATCAAGGCGCTCTGATATCTGCTACATAGGTCTAACTGATTTGGCCTATTGACCTTAATCAGCCCAGTCAAACCCCATACCTCTGCAACACGAGGTTCTTTGGGCGAGCACTTTTTCGAGGGTCATTTCCTTGAAAGGGGTGTGTTTATCGCTTCTCCTAAATACGAGCACCACCGGGTTGACTACGTATTGGAGTGGCGTGGGCAGCTTGTCCGCGTCAACGTAAAAACCATGTATTCATTGGGAAATCATTACCAATGCAATACAAGGACCAATTGCGGTGGCAATGGAAAACGTAGGTATCTGCCCGGTGAGATTGATTACTTCGGTATCGTCTCTTTGGAATACGAACGTATTTGGATGGTTCCATACGATGCTGTCCAGACGTCCACGATTAGATGGCATCCACCAGGCAAACATCACAGGAAAAATAAAAACTCATTTGATTGGGGGCCTTACCTTATAAAATGGGTAGATAATACTAACTTGCTTAAACTTAGTTAGTATCTGAATATGGAGACTTGCAATCGGTACGATTACGGTCAAATATCTAAGTCCGAAATTACGGATGAAGGATATTTGAAAGTGTGGTGTAAAGCTGCCCGTACAGGGACACAGTTGTACACCCGTGGTGACGGCAAACAGTGCCGTGAATACCGCCCCGAAGAAGAAGTATCGAAACCAGAGTCTCTTGCTTCCTTCGGCATGAAGGCAGTAACGATGGGTCATCCACCTGTTCTGCTTGATGCTGAAAACACCAAAGTGCATCAGATTGGGCATGCAGGTTCGCAAGTCCGATACAACGATGGATTCGTAGAAGTAGCGCTTCTTATTACAGATAAGAATGCTATTGAGCGCATTCAACGAGGGGATGCACAGGAAGTCAGCAGCGGCTATCGCGTTGACTTTGATCCCACCCCAGGTGTTACACCACAAGGTGAAAGTTACGACGGCGTCCAAAGAAACATCCGCATCAACCATATTGCGGTCGTGAAAAAGGGACGTGCCGGTTCTGACGTTCGCCTAATCCTCGACTCATGTGATCGCAATGACGCGATTGCGTGGGATGAAAACCCGTCGAATTCGCCCGTTATTTCCATGGCACGAATCAACCTCGACGGCATGGATATTGAACTCCCTGCAGAAACTGCTGGTGCAGTCCAGTCCTTCGCTAAGGAGGCTGAGCGTGCCAAGGCTGACCTCCAGAGCAAGCTGGATTCTCAGGAAGAACAAATCCAAGCCGTAGTTACAGAGAACGAAGAAACTCTTGGTCGCCTTGATGCGGCTCTGGAGCGTATCGAAGAACTCGAAAAGCAAGTCACCGAAGCTGCTGAGGCAGCAGACAAGCGTGATGACGCTGCAGAAATTAATGAGGCTGTTAATGCCCGCCTCGCAACTCTTAATAAGTTCGCTCCAATCCTTCCGGAGGAGTACAACTTCGATGGCGAAGATGAGCGAGCCATCATGACTCTCGCTTACGAAAACGTCTTCGAACAAGCTCCTCGTGAAGACGCCAACAACGACTACCTGCTGGGTGTCCTTGACGGTGTTCTTGCTGCTATGGAAGACGTTGAGGAAGACGAAGAGGAAATCAAGGCTGACGCCGAATTCCAACCTGAAGCTGACGGATCCAACGTCGCTGAAGTCCGCGCTGCAATCGCTGCCGTCAATGGCACTGAGAAGCTCGACTCCGGTGATGCATACCGCGAGCAACTGCTCAACGGTTGGAAGTCAGATCTCACTGCTCACGTTTGATAGGAGCTAGAACTAATGGCTGTTACTTTCACTGATACGAACGTATCGAACCCCGCTGGAGCACAGGGTGCGTATCCCCTGTCTCTGACCAATGGACACGAGGGTTTGATCGCTGACCTGCAGGCTTATGTCTCCCGGTCTTATACAAACGAGTCAGGTGCCGTAATTCCTTACGGTCACGCTGTAATCATCGATGGTT